ATTTCCGTTTCGCCAGCCCAATCGAGAAGGCCAAGCGTCAGATCGAAGAGGCCACTGTTGGTGAGGGGATCCAGAAAATCTTAGAGATAGGACAAATCCAACCGTCGGTAATGAACCGTGTAAACTGGGATGAGGTTGGGAAATTCATTGCAGAGAGCGGAGACTTCCCGCCGCAACTTACCCTTGACGACAAAGAAGTGGCGGCTCTTAACCAACAGCAGGCACAACAGCAACAGGAACAACAATCATTGCAGGCCGTCCAGCAGGTAGCTAGTATCGCTGGGTCTGTACCACCAGATATGGTTGCTCAAGCCCGAGAGGCTTCTGAGGAAGGTTAATGTTCAAATTCTTCAGGAGGGGGCCGACGTTAAATCCGGATATCAATGCATTTCACACAGCCATTGTTCACTCCGTATATGGACGCTCTCATCAAGGAGATGACGTAGCCGGAGACTTCAGGATCCTGTTCAACAAAGAACCACAACTTGGTCAGCGCGTATTATTCATGTTGTTGACGTGGTGCGGAGAATACGACGACCCACCGGAAAGTAACGACGCCTTACAGCGATGGGCAGGAAAAAGAGAATTAGCGGGGAAGATCAAGGCGGCGATGTTCGCTGACTTGTCTACTCCAGAACCAAGAGAGGAGATTGAAGATAATGTCCGAAACAACTGAAGGCGCTGAGGCTACCTCCGCAGAAGCAGCGGACGCCGAGGCTACCCCTGACAGTGAACAGACGGAAACGGAAGAAGACAAAGGGGAAGAGCAAAAGTCTGGCGCACATTTCAGTGATGCCTATGAAGATAAAGATGTAAAGAGCATCGCTGCTCGATACAATACCGAAGAAGCAATGGCGAAGGCGCTCAAGGAAGCGAACACGCAACTGAGCCAGCGCCTCAAGATGCCGGGAAAAGACGCCAGTGAAGATGATATCGCGGCTTTTCACAAGCAGTTGGGGGTGCCGGAAGATATAGCAGGATATGATCTTAAAAAACCGGATTTCATGGATGAGGCTGAGTTCAAATCTGAAACCATGCAGAACGCCATGAACGGTATTATCGGTAAGATGCATGAAGCCGGGGCAAGCAAGAGTGTTGTTAGCACCGCTGTAGAAGCGTACTGGGAAATGGAGCGTACCGCTAAAGAAATTACGGACGCCGGAGATGTCAGTGCGGCTGAATCAGCGGAAGCGGTACTTAGAAAGAAGTGGCTTAACAATTATGATTCTAACATCGCCTTCGCTGAGAGTGTCGTGGATGAATATCCGGATCTTGCCAAGGTTGCTCTTAGAGACGGCACCTTGATGGGAAGCTCCCCGCATTATGCAGAAATGCTTGCAGAATTCGGTAGGCTTAGGGCGGAAGGTCCGATGCAGGCTGGGTTTAGCAACTCCGAAGCTGGGACAGACGCTAGGTCTGAATTCGACCGGCTGACCCGTGAGATGCATGATGCTCATGGTTCCGGGGATAAAACTAAAGCACAGAGCCTTGAAGAACAGCGTCGTAAGATCTCTGAACAGCTTCATGGCACTGGATCTATCTCTGGACAAGAGTTGAGATAATATGTATAGGTGATTGTAGAGGGTTCTTCGGCACCCTACTCAGTAGCCCGGAGGACACTTAATCGAACCCTGAAGGCGCTGGTCTTCAAAACGTCTTGGCCCGGTAACGGCACCCCAAGACCGGATGATACATACCGGCTACCCCGACGGCGGTTTGCCCTTTAACTTCTGATAAGGACAAACCTTATGAGTACATCCATAGACCAAGCGTTTATAGGAGACTATAACGCAGACGTCCATTTGGTGTTTCAACGTGAAGGCTCAATGCTTCGGGCTGGCGTTTTCACCAAAGACAATATTGTGGGTAGTACCGCCTACTTCGAGAAGTTGGGAACTGGCACTGCCACGACCAAATCTCGGCATGGTGAAATTACCCCGATGAATGCCACTCACACCCAGCCGTCCGCGACATTGGTGGACTTCTACGCCGGAGATTTTGTGGACTTACTTGACGAAGCCAAGACCAACATCGACGCTCGTATGGCTTATGCAAGATCGGGTGCTTACGCGCTCGGTCGCAAGGTCGATGATCAGATCACAACCGTATTGACATCTACAACGCAGACTACGATCACACTTGCTGTGACCTCTTCTGCGGCTATCCTTGGTGGTGTTCTGACTTGGATCGAAGCCCTCGACGTTAACTCTGTCCCGAATGATGGTCAGCGTTATGGTGCTCTCACTCCTCGGATGTGGGCGCAGCTTATGACGGTGAACTCATTTGCATCAGCCGACTTTGTCGGCCCGACGGGTCTGCCATTTACATCAGGCGCTCCGGGTCATCAGAAGTGGGTTGATTGGCAGGGCGTTAAGTGGTGTATGCATCCGGCTCTGCCGGGGAGAGGCACCTCTGCCGCAGAGTGCTTTATTTGGCATAAGTCTGCTCTCGGTCATGCGACCGGAAAGCACGCCGGTAACATTGCCAGCAACGCCAGCGTTGCTGCTGATATTACTTGGCAGGGAACCCGTGCGGCTCACTTCATCAATCACATGATGAGCGGTGAAGCCGTAATGATTGACGACACTGGAGTTATTCAAGGCACCTTGAACGACACCACTGCCGTTTCAACGTCATAAAGGAGGGATAGATCATGGCATTTGTATCAGCACAGCTAACCCTCAAGGGTTCGCATAACGGTTATGGCGATTACCGTTACGACACTACAGACACCGCCGTCACCGTGGATACCTCTGGTTACTTCGACAATTCCGATGATACAATCAACCTTGCGGTTGGTGATACCCTAGAGGTCATTGTCTGGGGAACGGCTGTCCGCTCTGGCACCATTGCCGATGTCGAAAACCACATTGTGGTTTCCGTCTCGTCAGCCGGTGTTGTAGACATCTCTGATCCGCTGAACGCTACCAGTATTGGCGACACGGACTAGAGTTGAATTGATCGGGCCGCCTCTTCGGGGGCGGCCCCTTCTCTTTTAGGAGATTACTCATGCCAAAGGTTACAACAGGTAAACGAGGGAACCGCAAAACCCCCACTGCCAACAAGCGTAAAGCCGCTGCCAAGAAGACCAAGAAGTCCTCAAAGAAGAAATAAAGTCATCTTGATAAGTTTGTGACCGAAGGTAGGAATGAGGATAACCTTATTAGGTATCCATAAGACTGGTCCCTTAACCAACAAACATTGCTTACCGAATTGTGCAGTGAAGCCCCCATCTTTTATCACCCCTTATTTATTTAAAGTCCATCATGGATGACAGCAGAATATCTGGCTGTTATGATCCGTATCATTGAGCCGTATACATAAGGATGGTATCAACAGAGAGCATATATAATATATTGCCATGACATAGGTGGCAGCGCTCTATAACCAGAAGGGATTAATCATGCCTCAACAATCAGTACCAGAGGACATCGAATATCGCATTCGTCTCAAGTGGGCCAGTGAGTTCCAATACACAACCCGGCAGCACGGCATTGAAGACGTGCTCGTTGATAATTATTTCCATAACATTTCCAGACGATATCTCCAGCCGGGTGATATTATCTATGTATCCATCTTACGGGATAAAGACACCATCTGGGATAAGGCTATCTTCGAGGTAACAAAGATGGATCTGAAGACCACGATCATCACTATGATCTCGGATTGGACTACCAATGCTCCGGCGAAGACCAAGAGAAAAGCTGCGTAGGTTTTATGTAAAGGAGAGCGGGTATGGCGTCAGATGTTTTAATCTGTAATGCAGCGTTGCAACTTATTAAGCACTCCAAGACGATTACATCCTTGGAGCAGGGGACCAAGGAGGCTAATGCCTGCGAGGTTGTATATACTGAGTTGAGAGATACTCTCCTTTCAATGCATAACTGGAACTTCGCCACTAAGCGCGTGAAGATGGGAAAGATTGCATCAACTGATGAACGCGCCCCTGTATTTGAATGGAACTTTGGTTATGAGTTCCCCGGAGACTTTTTGAGGTTGGTTAGCGTCTACGATAATTCTGCCGGATTTGGCACCGTCCCCTATAAGATAGAATCTAATCAAGTTAATACAAACGCCACTAATTTGTATCTCCGGTATATTTATCGGGTTACGGATCCTAATATCATGATTCCCACTTTTAGGTTGGCGCTTTCAAAATTTCTGGCCTCGCGTCTCGCTGTTGCGTTATCGCAGTCTGCGTCTAGAAGCACAGAAATGTACGGTCAATTCATTGATCAGGATCTACCGACGGCGAAGAGCGCTGACAGTATTCAGGACTTCGCGGATAATCTTCCAGAGAGTTCATGGGTGTCTGTCCGCTCTGGGGGGTATGGTATAGATAATGAGTTAAAGCTGAGTACCGATTAACATGGCACGACAACTCTCCATCTTAAAAGAAAACTTCAATGCAGGGGAGTTCGGGGACCGGATGACGGCGCGGGTCCAGTTTGACAAGTATGTTAATGCCGGATCTGTTTATCAAAATATCCTACCCCTACCTCAAGGAGGTTATACTTATAGACCGGGAACACGGTATGTTGCGGATGCGAAGAGTGCTTCCGCAAGGCCAAATTTAATTCCATTCGTATTTAGCACAGAGCAGTCGTATATGCTTGAAAAAGGCAATTACGTCATGCGCTTCTTCAAGAATCAGGCGCAAATTGCAACGGATAATGTCACCGCCGCTATAACCAATGGAACCTTCGGCAGTGATATTGCAAGTTGGACCAATACCTCTAGCGGCACAGGAGCGTTAGCTCATGACAGCACGCTCAATGCCATGAAGCTAACGTCTGCTGCGGCTGGTAATCAAGGTATTGCTACTCAGGCTATAAGCACTACAGCGGCGGATATCGTCACCATTGCCTTTGAAGTCGTAGGGGCTGTTGGTGATCACCTGACTGTTCGGGTGGGTTCTTCCTCCGGCGGTGGCAGTGAAAATTACTTCACGTCGTCAAAAAAGAAGGTGGGGTATCATCTTATTACCTTCACGTCTACGGCGACTACATTCTATCTAACCTTCGATAACACCACCCTGAATACAGACGTGTGGTTAGATAATGTCTCTGTCCTAGATGATACGGCTTTAGAGATAACTACGCCTTGGGCGACGGCGGATCTTCAGAATATCGTCTTTGCTCAGTCCGCAGACGTTTTATATTTATGTATTGGCGGGTCTACCAGAGTGTATGTGTTGCTTCGATATGGTCACAGCATATGGTCTCTGGAGAAAGTCCTGTTCCAAGATGGACCGTGGCTAGATCAGAACACCACAGCAACGACATTGTTGTTGAGCGCCACTACAGGATTAGGGATAAATGTTACTGCGTCGTCCACCACTGGTATCAACGATGATATTGGGTGGAGAGCCACAGATGTGGGGCGTTTAATACGGTGGGAAGACGCTGCCGATGATTGGACTTGGTTACAGATTATTTCAATTACATCAACGACTATAGTTGTTGCAGACATACTCGGGCCGGATGCGTCAGCTACGACGGCAACGGCTGACTGGAGACTAGGTATTTGGAATGACACAGATGGGTGGCCGTCTGTTGTAGGATTTATTCAACAGCGTCTCGGCTTTGCGAACACCGTGATAAAACCGCAGACCTTCTGGTTATCTAAAAGTGCTGACATTGAACGGTTTGCCGACGCCGACGCTGACGGTACGGTGCAAGATAATAGCGCGATAGAATATACCTTCGCTGCCTTGAGGGTGAATACTATTCGTTGGATGGCATCTCGTAAGAAGCCGGTGATCGGAACACAGGGGGGTAACTGGACGCTAAGATCTGATCAGAAGGCGGTCTTAACGCCGACGGATATCGCCGCCGACTTCGAGGTCTCTGGCGGCGTGGCGCTGATCCAACCCATAGAGGTTAGGTCCAGATTACTTTATATCGGAAGAACTAACCGCAAGATCCTAGAGTTCGCCGACGTTTTGCAAGATAGCGGCGTTCAGGGCTTCGATGAATTTGATCTCACTCTTCTGAATGATAGGATTTTGCAGGGTGGGGTCAGTCAGGTGGCGTATCAGCAGGAGCCTGATAGCCTTATATGGGCAGCACGGGATGATGGGCAGCTACCTACATTGACATACCAGCCTGAGCAAAATGTCGTTGGGTGGGCAAGGCAAATCGTGGGCGGGTCTTTCCAAGGGGGAGACGCTGTTGTTGAGAGCGTGGCGGCAATTCCCGGCCAAGACGGTACAGGACAATTTAAGGATAGTGCAGAGAGATTTGAGATTTGGGTAGCGGTTAAACGTGAGATCAATGGATCCACGGTTCGATACATCGAAGTTTTTGAGAAGGTCTATAACGGTGACGAGGATCTACAAGAAGAGGCTTTTTATGTGGATAGTGGCCTTACTCTTGATAATCCTCTGACCATAACTGGCATCACCGCTGCGGATCCCGCAGTCGTATCTGTTTCCAATAGCCTGAGCGACGGGGATCTCGTCCGCATTGTGCGCGTCAAGGGGATGACTGAGGTGAATACCAAGACCTATAAGGTTGGTGAGGTGACTGGTACTACGGTCGAGCTTGCTGCTGAGGATGGGTCAGCGATTGAGGCTGTCACCAGAGCAAACCCCGGATCCGTAAATTCGACAGCGCATGGATTTACCACCGGAAATGAAATCCACTTCCATGACGTCGGGGGCATGACTCAGCTTAATGGAAACGGTTATACCATCACCGTGATAAATGCCAATAACTATACGATTGGTGTCGATACCAGCGCTTTCACGACATTCACGACTGGAGGGTTGGCGTACCGTGCCACCGACGCCAGCGCCTTCACTGCCTATTCGGCTAGTGGTGAGATGCGTTTAAAAGTTTCATCTGTCAGTGGTCTTACACATTTAGAGGGGGAGAGTGTTGAGGTATTTGCTGACGGATTTATTCAAACGGCCAAGACCGTTTCATCTGGATCCATCACCTTGGATAACGATGCGTCGATGATTCATGTAGGGCTTCAATATGAGAAGCGATGGAAGAGCCTGAAGCTGGCTTTCGGAACCGACACCGGAACGGCTGTTGGTGAGCCTAAGAACATCGCAGATGTGACTCTCATTCTCATGGAGAGCGCTGAGGGTTCAATTTCTGTCGCTACTGAAGATGAGGATGGTGAGGGTTCGTTCACTGAACTGGATCTACGCCCGGCTACCCAGATCGATGGGGATCCGGTCCCCTTCTTCACAGGTGAGAAATCACTGGGGGTGGTAGCGGGATTTGGTACAGACTTGCGACTTGTTCTAAAGAGTACCGCACCGGCACCAGCTACGATACTCGGTCTCGTTCCTGAATTGGAGACGGCGACGTGAATATTGAGATCATTAAGTTTGAGCGGCTGCATCTGGAGTTCGTTATGATGCTGCCCCCCACCGCACCAGAGATTGTGAACCTCTCTCTTTATGATCTACTGGGGCGCACGGCCCTTATCGATGGGGAGCCTGTAGCCAGCATGGGAGTGATGCAACAGTGGAAAGGCGTTGGCGAGGCGTGGACGATATCGAAGCCCATGAGGGATAACGAGCGCCGGGCGATTGCCCTGAGATTGCGTCGTGGTCTCGATGGTTTTATGAAGGAGGAGGGGCTACACAGGATACAGGCCACGGTTAGGGCAGACCTCCCTACCCCTAACCATCTAGCTAGGCTCAACGTCGTAATCTGGAGGGTGCTCAACTTAACATTCGTGGCACCAATCAGTTTGTTTGCGCTCTGCAAAATCTCCTTATCCCGATCAGTTTCACTAATAACTAGGTTGATCTTTACTTTCTCCATAAATGTCTCTCTCCAACTGCAGCATAAAATAGTAAAAGCTATTCACTTTAAAATACCATTGTAGATATTTTGCCCTTCAGAAACCCACACTGAATGTGATTCTCCTTGAAAATCAATGGAAATGTGATGCATGAAAACTGAAAGAGGAAGGGTTGATGGTTTGATAGCAGAGCAGTTGTCATTGTGGTAAGACTGTATAAAAACCAAACAGAGATTTTGCATTTATTACATTAGTCACCCATCCACTGCTAAAAGCAAAATGGTTACAAATGGGTTTCATCAAATATTATACCTCCGATTATTCTTCGTCCCAACCTTAAAAAAGGCTGACTTACCCAATCAATTTGCAATGTTTGCATTATTAAGAACATATTCTCTTCATACCAGTGAGAAAAGCATCTGTAGATCAGGTTCTCATGCCAGACCATTGCCTCTGGCCAAAGCTTT